GCTGACCACGAACGACGTTGCCACCCAGGGCACAACCATGCGCGCAAGGCCCTGCGCTCCTATCAGTGGCGACACTCACAGCCGTGAGCGAATCAGGTACAGCGCAGACTATCCGCATGGCATCCCTCGCGTCACTTTTCGGCTTTCACCGCGACGAGGCGGGCGCGCCGGTCCTTCCCGGCGTCGTCCCGCCCGCGCGTCACGCCGCCACCGACCTCACCGAGCGCGGCGCGCTCGCCATCGACTCGGTATACCGCGCCGTGAACGTGCTCCAGACCGCTGGTAAGCAAATCAGCCTCGACGCATGGCGCGACGGCGTTCAGCTAGAGGGGGCGAACCTGCCCACCGTCGTCGCCACCCCCGGCCCTGACCTCACCGTGACCGCCCTCATCGCCGAAACCATCGCAAGCCTGGCCATGCGTGGCAACGCCTACTGGCTCATTGGCCGGAACCGCGACGGCCGCGTGATTAGTCTGCGCGTCCTGAACCCCACCGAGTGTGTGCCCCACCTCGACAAGGCCACGGGCGCGCGCACCGTCCAATGGAACGGACGCGAATACCAGCCCGCCGACCTTCGGCACCTGCGTCTGACCTACGTGCCCGGTGAAGCCGCTGGTCTTGGTCCTATCCAGGCGTGCGCCCGCTCGCTCCAGGGCGCGGCCGACATGGCCGCCTACGCATCCCAGTGGACGCACGCCGGTGGCGTGCCGACCGGCATCCTGTCCACCGACCAGGCCATTACCGCCCAGCAAGCCGCCGATGCGAAAAAGTCATGGAATGAGTCGAATAGCCAGGGCGGCGGCGTCGCCGTCATTGGCGCGGGACTCAGGTACTCGCCGCTTCACCTCACGCCGTCTGAGGTGCAATTCCTCGAATCCAGAGCGTTTGACGTGCTCTCCGTTGGTCGAATGTTTGGCATCCCGGCTCACATGCTTCTCGCGGCCGTCAACGGCTCCAGCATGACTTACCAGAACGTGACCGACGCCGCCACCGACTTTATCCGTTGGACTCTCATGGCGTACCTGCGCGAAATCGAGGACACACTCACCGCGATTCTTCCGCGTGGCACCGTCGTGCGATTCAACCTAGACGCGCTACTGCGCGCCAACCCGTCCGCCCGTATGGCCACGCATAAAACCGCCATCGAGGCGGGCATTTACACCGCCGATTATGCCCGCCGTATCGAGGGCATCACCGACCCCACCGCCGCCGCCAACCCGAAGGACAATCCGAATGAGTGACCTCCAGACCCGCGACTTCAAGATCGCGCCCAGCCCCGAAGCCGAAGGCTCCGAGGACGCGCCGCGCATCGTGCGCGGCCTGGCCGTGCCCTACGGCGTCGAAATCGAGCTATTTGACGGCTACTTCGAGACCATCGCGCCCGGCGCTCTCGCCGACCGAGCCGACGACGCAACCAGCCTGAAGCTCTTCTACCGCCACAACGAACCTATCGGTCTGATTATCTCAGTGACTGAAACAGCTGAAGGTATCGAGATTGAAGCTCGCTTCTCGGACACTCAAGCCGCCCGCGACGCATACCAGCTCGTGCGCGACGGCGTGATCGACAGGCTCTCCATCGGTTTCATCCCGCTTACCTTCGAGCGAACCGAGGACGAGGCCGGGGTCCACACCACCATTACCAGCCTGGAACTCCGAGAAGTCAGCCTCGTGCCTTTCCCGGCCTACGACGGCGCGACCGTGACCGAAGTCCGCAACAAACCCACCCCCGAAAGGAAAACCACCATGACCGACGCACCCGCTTATGCGCTCGCTTCCGACCTGGATGACCTTCGCGCCGACATCACCGCCATGGAACAGCGCGCCGCGATGGCAGCCATGACCCCCGCCGACCGCGCCGCTGACACGCGCACCCCCGGCGACGCCATCAAGGCACTGGTCACCGATGAGGCATACCGCGCCGAAATCTCCGACCTCCAGACCCGCGCCTTCAACGGGGCGACATCGAGCGCCGACGCGACCATGGTCGTGCCCGAATGGCTCAAGGACCTGACCCGCCTCGTGGACAAGCCCAACGTCCTCGCGGGCCTGTTCTCCACCGGCCCTCTGCCCGCCGACGGCATGGAACTGGACTTCACCGAGCTGTCCACCAACACCCTGACCGTCAACGAACAGGCAAACGAAGGTGACGACCTCCAGATGGGTAAGGTCACCACGAAGAAGCGCAGCACGCCCATCAAGACTTTCGGCGGCTACACTGCGCTCACGCTCCAGGCCATCGAGCGCACCCGCGTCAACCTCCTGGACACGCACCTGCGCGGTATGGCTATCGCGGCTGGCCAGAGGTCAGCCGCCTACTTCGCCGACCAGTTCGCCGCCGCCGTCAAGAACCAGGACGCCAACAAGCTCGCCATCGCCAAGGCCGCCACCGACCTCACCTGGTCCGACATCTCCAGCCTCATCATCGACGCGGCCGCCAAGTACACCGACGAGGGCCTAACCCTGGACGGCCTCATCGTGGACAAGGCCTCCTTCAAGGCACTTTCTGGCCTCACCGGCACCGACGGCCGCCCGCTCATGCGCGCCGCCGAAAACCCGGCTAACACGATTGGCACCGTCAACGCCAAGGGCCTGACCGGCGTCATCCTCGACGTGCCCGTCACGTGCGACCTGCGCGCCACCCCCGGCGCGCTGGGTACCGGCATCGTGGGTGCGTTCTACAACCGGGAAGCTCTGCGCACCTACGAGACGCCCCTCGTCCAGCTCCAGGACGAGAACATCATCAACCTGTCTCGACAGTTCTCGGTCTACCGCTACGGTGCCGTCGCCGCCGAAATCCCCACCGGCCTCGTCCCCCTCAAGATCGGGGCCTGACCGTGGCCGACCTGTCTACCCGCCTGGCCGCCTACGTGGGCGACGTTCCCGTAGACGACTACCTCCGCTCGTGCGTTGCCGAAGCCACGTCCCTCGTGGGTAGTCAGGTCGGCACCGCCGTCATCCCTCAGGACGTGCACGATCGCGCCGTCCTGGAGGTCGCCGCCGAGCTGTTCCACCGCCGAAGCGCACCCAACGGCGTCAAGAGCTTTGCCGACGGCCTGGATGGCGCGTCTGCCATCCGCATTGCGCGCGATGCCCTCGTCGCCGCCCGTCCCCTCCTCGCCCCCTATCTCCCGCTGGCCATCTCATGACTCACGAATCTGGACCTATCGCGTCGGCTCGCGCCGACCTCGCCGCCATCCTCCGAGAGGCTACCGACATCCCGGTCGTGACCAACGTTCCTGAACGGCTCGCGCCGCCGTGCATCGTCATTACCGAGGCGTCGCCGCTCCTCACCACCGACGACACGACCTACAACGCCGTCACGGTCCGCATGAGTCTCACGGTGGCCGTGGCGCCCACGACCAACGCGCTCGCCATCGAGCGACTGGACGAGGCCGTGGACACCATCGCCGTCGCACTCATCCGCGCCGGAACCGTCGCCGCAATCGACGCTTACACGAGCATCAAGAGCGCAGACGGGCAATCCTACCTCGCCGCACCGATCACCACCACACTCACCTACTCCCTTGGAAGGACCCCACAATGACCGTCACCCGCAACACCCGCATCCTTGGTAACCGCCTGGGCTTTTCCATCGCCGGAAAGGACTATTGGTCTGACCTCTCGTCCTATGACCTGTCGCCGGAAACGTCCGACAAGGACGTGGTCACCTTCGCCGACGCCCTCGGTGGCTCGTCCGCGTCCTGGAAGCTCAAGGGGAAGGCCATCGTCTCGTTCGATACCGGCTCGTTCTGGGCAATGCTCTGGGAACAGGCCGGTAAGACCGTGGACGTGCTCGTCGCACCCTTCGGCAACAAGACCGCCACCGTCAAGCAGCCCCACTTCAAGGTCCGCGCCAAGATCGGTACCAAGCCGTCCATCTCCTCCGAGGCGGGCGACGAGAAGGGCAGCACCTTCGAATTTGAGTGGACGTGTGAAGGCGAGCCGGAAAAGCTCACCGCCACCTCGACGCTCGGTACCGGCAACATGGAAGATGCCTAACCCATGGCTGGCATCCTCGACGGTCACGTCCACCTCGACGGTGGCAGCGTAGAAATCCAGGGCATCAAGCGCCTACTACGCGACGCCGAACGCGTGGGCGTGGCCGCCGAGGACCTGAAAGAGCTGACCTATCGGCTCGCAACCCCCATCGCCGCACTCGCTCGCACGATGGCACCCCACAGTACCGGCCGCCTCGCATCGGGCATCAAGCCCAGCAGGTCCAAGCGCAAGGTCATGGTCCGCGTCGGATCGGCTAAACGCTTACCCTACGCGGGCGTGCGCCACTGGGGACGTGATGGCTCATCCGGCCCCCGCTGGCTCTCCCAGGCCGAAGAAGCGATGCGCCCGCGCACCTTCGCCGGAATCGGTGAAGGCATCAAAGAGCTACTAGATAAAAACGACTGGTAAGGACCAACACCATGAACATGAACAGCATGACCCTAGGGGACCTCGACTACTACGAGCGCAAGACAGGGCAGCCCATCACCTCGTTCGACCCCGACGCGGGCGGCGCTCTCGCATCCCCCATGATCGCCATGTGCGCCATCATGCTCTACCGACGCGGCGACTACCAGACCCGCGACGACGCATACACGGCCGCCACCGACCTCACCATGGACGAGGCCACCCGCCTCGTGGGCGACGCAACCACCGACGCCACGGCGGGGGAATAACCGGCGCGTCCTCCCTCGGTCCCGTCCTGGCAATCCTCGCCGTGGATGCCGGAATCCCACCGTGGGAGGCGCGCGAACGCCTCACACTCGAGGACGCTCACGCCATCCTCGACCTCCTCAACGAACGCGCACACGCACAGAAAGGCTAGGCAGTGGCCGGTCACGTCGTCAAGGTATCGGTAGTCGCCGACACGAAGAATTTTTCGCGCGCCTTCAAGGGCCTGGCGAAGGAAACCGGCCTATCTGGACTGGCCGAAGCGGGCAAAACCGCCGTGACCACGCTCGCCACTGTCGCCGCCGCCGGGGCCGCCGCCATTGGCGTCGCCGGTGCCAAGGCCGTGAGCGCCGCCGCCGACCTAGAGCAGTCCACCGGGGCTATCGAGGCCGTTTTCAAGAGCGGGGCCGACCAAATGAAGGCGTTTGCCGATACAGCGGCCGCGTCGGTCGGTCTGACCAAAAACGAGTATCAAGAGCTTGGGACGCTCCTGGGTGCCCAGCTCAAGAACGGCGGTACCTCGATTGACCAGCTCGCCGGAAAGACCAACGAGCTGATTGGCGTCGCCGCCGACCTGTCCGCGCAATTTGGTGGCTCCACCGCCGACGCCGTGGCCGCCCTGTCGTCCGCACTCAAGGGCGAACGTGACCCCATCGAGCGCTACGGCGTGTCCCTCAAGCAAGCCTCTATTGACGCCAAGGCCGCCGAATTGGGCTTCACGAAGGTGGGCGGATCGTTCGATAATGAGGCACAGCAAGCGGCGACGCTCGCGCTCATCATGGAACAAACGGCCGACGCCCACGGCGCTTTCGCACGCGAGGGCGATACGCTCTCGCACCAAATCCAGGTGCTGAAAGCCCATATGGGCGACTTCGCCGCCAAGGCCGGTAGCCTCGTTCTGCCCGCCGTGACCGCCCTCGCGTCCGCCGCTATTGAACACCTCGTGCCCGCAATGGAATCACTCACGACGTGGGCTCGCGACGTGGCCCTCCCGGCCCTCAAGACCTTCGCCGACCAGTTCACCGCGAACGTTGTCCCGAAGATCAAGGCGGCGGCGAGCGTCTTTCAGACCGAGGTCATGCCACGCCTGAAACGCCTCATCGACTGGCTCACCACGACCGTGCCCCCCGCTATCAGCCGCGTCGTGTCATTCTTCGAGCACTTTGGGAAGGCCATCGGGGCCGCCGCCGGCGTCATCGGCACGTTCGTGGCCGGCTTCCAAGCCTTCGCCAAAATCAAAGCCATCATTGAAGCCGCCAAGGTCGCATGGGCGGCCCTCAACGCCACGATGGCCGCTAACCCCATTGGCCTCGTCGTCGCCGCCATCGCCGCCCTCGTCGCCATCTTCGTGGCCCTCTACGAGAACAACGAAACTTTCCGTAACGCGGTCAACGCCGCCTGGGAACAGATCAAGGCGGCCGCCGCCGCCGTCGTCGAATGGTTCACCACGACCGTCGTCCCAAAGCTTCAAGCCGCCTGGGATGCCATCGTGGACGCCTGGAATACCGTGTGGCCGAAGCTGCAAGAGGCGTGGGCTACATATGGGCAGCCCATCGCCGACCTCATCGTCAACATCTTTACCGGCGTCGCCGCGAACTGGTCAACCATCTGGGAGGGAATCAAGGGCGTCTTTATCGGCATATGGGAGATACTGTCGAGCGTCGTCCAGACGGTCGTGGGCGTCATCTCCGGCATTATCCAGGTCTGGACATCCGCCCTCTCGGGTGACTGGCAGGGCGTCTGGGAAGGCATCAAGACCATCTTTTCGAGCGTCTGGGAAGGCATCAAGGGCGTCATCTCCGGCGCGCTGACATACGTCAAGGGATACATCACGGCCGTCATGGGCGTCATCTCCGGCGTGTTCTCCGGCGTCTGGTCGTCCATCTCATCGACCGTTTCGGGCGCTTGGAATGGCATCACATCCGCCATATCTTCCGGCGTCTCGACGGCCGTGTCCTACGTGTCCTCCCTCCCATCTCGCGCGCTGAGTGCGCTCGGTAACCTCGGGTCCACCCTCCTTGGTGCCGGTAAGTCCCTTATCCAGGGCTTTATCAACGGCATCACTTCCATGATCGGGTCGGTGAAATCGACGCTCTCTAGCCTGACCTCCAGCCTCGCGTCATGGAAAGGCCCGGCCGACTATGACGCGGTGCTCCTCACCCCGGCTGGCCGCCTCGTCATCGACGGCTTTATCCGTGGCCTCGAATCACGGTACGGGGCCGTGCGCCGCTCCCTCGGATTGCTCACCGGCATGGTGGCCGACACCGACCCCGGCGCGCTCACCCTGCCAGACGTGAACGGGATCGCCGGTCTGCGCCGGGGCGGCGGCGTCACCATCAACGTCACCGCCCACATGCTTCACCCGTCAATCGACGCCGGGCGCGTCATCGCCCAGTCCATCGACCAGTACACCCGACTCAACGGAGCAGGACGGTAGAGAATGACAACGCTCCCTAGCCCCGCCATCAGCGACTACAGCGGCGCGACCTGCCAGCCACTTAGCAACGGCCGCGTCCGCTTTACGCTCACGCCCGGATCGGGTGCCCTCACCATCACGGTGCGCAACCTTGTCCCCGGCCACCGCATCGGCGCACAAATCCGCGTGCGCGCCGACCAGCCCGGCAAGACAATCGTCATCCGCATTGGTGACTACGCTCACACCTACGGCCCCGGACCGATCTACACTGTATCCACCGAAAACACCAACATGGGGACAGAGCTCGCCATCGACGTGGCAGGACTCAAGACCGGGACCATTGAAACCCTCACGGTCTGGGATCGCACCGAAATTCCCGCCAACCCCAGACCGTGCGACGTTCTCAGTCTCCAGGCGCATTATCCGTTACCTGGCTTCTTCGGACTCAGGTGGAATAGCTCGCGGTGGAACCGCGACTCATGGACGCGCGGCGTCGCAAAGCCGTGGGCGATGGTGTGGAATCGCAATGCCTGGGACACCCGCGCGTGGGACGCTGGCGAAACGAACATCTCTCAGTGGCAGGACATCACCGGCCCGTGCACAGACATTGCCGTCACTCGCGGCGTCACGACGAATGGCCCGGCGATGGCCGCCGCCGCTGGCACCCTGACCGCCCGCGCCATCAACGCGCTGAGTCCGCGCGCAACAGGTTTGCACCACGGGACGCCCGTGCGCCTCATTCACTGGCCCACGAGAACGCCGGTGTTTACCGGCGTCATCACCGACCTAACGATCACCCCACACAAGCCCGGCGGTCGAATCGACTACGAGGTCAGTTTCACCGCGTCCGATAACGTCGCTCGGCTCGCCGCCATCACCCGATACGGCGCGAAAGCTGACGGCGGCGACGGGTCCGAGCCATGGGCGGCGCGCCTCGCCCGCCTCATCAAGTCCGCGCCTGACCTCACCTACCAGGTGCACGACCAGGCGACACAGACAATGGCCCCTATCGTCTGGGAAACGAGCCTCGCACGCCACCTCGACGCGCTCATGGCCTCGGTCCTGGGATCGTGGACAGTCGAACGCGACGGTACCGTGTCCATCCGCGTAAACCGTCCCCACACGCCCGTGCTCACCCTCACCGACGCCGATAAGAGCAGCCTCAGTGAGCGCATCTGGTCCTTCACCGACATAAACGTCGCCTGGACTACAACTGACACGATCGCTCACGTGACCCTCACCAATCACGGCGCAAAGTACAACAGCGAACAGGGCGACTGGGAAGCCGACGACGCCGACACGACGGTCACCGACCCAACCGCCGCGAACGCATGGGGCGGCGCTGCAATCCAGATTGACACGACGCTCCCAGCCCGCGACGTGGAAAACGTGGCACGCCGCCACCTCACCACGACCACGGCCGAGCCTATACCCTCGTCTGTCTCACTCGTCGCCGCACATGACGCCGGTCCCACCGACCGCGCCGGTCACATGGCCGCCGCCGCC